CCGCCTGTATCCGCGCCTCGAACAACGCCTGGATATTCGGCTCCATCAGCCGCGCCACCTGCTCATCCGTCCGCCAGCGGCCCCGATGCACCGCCGCCTGCTCGTCCACCGACTGCACAAACGGCCCATAGGCCGTGACGTTGCCCACCTTGCCCACCAGGTCATCGCCCTGCCGGCTGACCTCCGTCGTCCAGCGCCGTCCCAGCGTCCCCGTTCGTTGATACGGCACGCTGATCCGGCCCTCGCGCAGCGCCGCAAAAAACCAGCGCCGCTGCTTCTCGCTCTTCCACACCATCCGATAGCCCGACGGCTGAGGCGGGTACACAGCGATCTGCGTCCGCACCCGCTCCACCGCCGTCTCCATCGTGTCGCGCAGCACCTGCAACGACTCCAGCCGGCCGACCGCCGCAATCAACTCGTCCAATCCCTCAATCCGCACATACGCGTCACTCATAATACAATCACCCAATCACCCAGTCACCTACACCACCGCCGTCACCCAACACCTGCACCTCGGATGCGCCGGCGGCGCCTCATACGTTCGACCCTCGAACCGCCCGGCCCGGCCGCCGCCGCCCGGATGCACAAACGGGCTGCCCAGCTCCGTCACAACGCCATCAGCCAACTGCTGATCAATACTGCCAGGCACCGTTTCACCCTCGCTCCACTCCAGGCCGCCCAATGGCCCGCAAACCGGGCACACCCGCTCGTCATTCGCCGTATTCCAGCGCATCGAGCGCACCACGCCCGTCTGCTGCCACGCCCTGATCTGCCCCTGCGCATACGCCCGGGTGATCTCCGTCGATGCGATCAGCTCGGCTCGCTCCCGACTCCAGATCCCCAGCGTCACCAGCTCGTCAATCAGGTCCGCCAACGGCAGCCCATTCTGCGCCCAGCGCTGGATCGCGCCCCGCAGCGTGTCCCGCGTCGTCTGATCCAAATCCCGGATCAGCTCAAATGCGTAGCCATCCAGCCACTCCAACACATACGTCGCCACCAGCGTCCAGTCAATCCCAATCCCGCCCGGCTTCCCCTCGCCTCCGCTGGTCGAGTAGGCTGCCGCAGCCGTATCGAGACCCACCGCCCGCCGCGCCGCCGTCACACCCAGCAGCGCCGCCGGCCGCAGCGCCTGATACACCGCATCCCGCAGACCCTTCGAAGCATCCGCCAGCCTCGTCTCCATCAGCGCCACATCCTCGTCGCTCTCCGGCCGGATCGCCGCCCACTGCTCGCCCAGGGCCGCCCCGATTCGCCGGGCCGCCCTGCGCTCCAGCTCAACCCTCTCAGCGTTGTCGCCATCCTCGTCGCTCGGACTGTCAGTCCTTCCGAGGACTGACAGTCCTGAACCCGTCGAATAATCCCCATTATGGATAGCCCTTCCACCCCAACCAAAAGGGCTCTGGCCCTTGCCGCCCTCCTCCAACGCGTCCGCCTCGTTCTCCCCCCCTTGCTCTGGCCGGTCTGTCCGCACCCGCGCCGGCGTCTGCGTAATCGCTGGTACTCCGATCTGCTGCTCCTCCGCCGCCCGAAACCCATCCTGCGCCGCGTCCGTCGGCGGCAGCCCCGCCAGCCGCCGCGCCTCATTCCTCGTGGCCACCCCACCCAGGAACGCCCGTACCGCCGTCTCCCACGTCGCCGTCTGATCTTTTCGCAGCGCAGGCACATTGCTGAAATCATAGCGCAGCCACGCGTCCTGGAAATCAGGCTCAGCCAGTTGCAGGTTCAACTGGTTTTCAAAGCGCAGATACAACGGGCCTATCGTGTCTTCCCAAAACGATGTCCGCGCCTCGCCATAGTTCGCAAACGTCGAGCGATCCAGCCCCACCTTCGCCCCCACCAAAATGGGCGGCACCTTCAGCACCGAGCAGATCCTCGCCTCGTTGCGCGCGTCCAGATGCTCGAAGCCCAACTCCTGCATCGACAGCCCCAGCCGCTGGTATTCCGCGTCAGCGTCCAGGATCATCACGTCGCCCCAGTGGCTCATCCCCGCATACTGCGCCCTGATCCTCGCCCTGATCCGGGCTACCTCGCTGTCCACCAGCTTCTGCTTGCTCTTCAGCAGGCCGAACGGCACCACCGCGTTGTCGAAAAACTGCTTCAGAAACTTCGTCGTCGCGTTGTCCACGTCGCCGACGTAGGCCGCAGCCATCAGCGGCGACCGCCCGCGCCCCAACCCCTCCAACACATCCAGCGGGTTTGGGTACTTCACGTCGATCATCTCTTCCGGCAGGTAGGGCGTCTTCCCGCCGTCCGTCTCGTACACATAGCCCAGCAGCTCCCCCCCCTTCGCCACCGGCCGCACACAGTCCGGCCGCAGCGGGAACAGCGCCTCCACCGGCCCCCTGGGCGTTCGCCGTACCTTCACCAGGTACGCGTTGCCGTCCAGCTCCAGGTACGTGATCAGCAGCTCCTGCAACTCGTACCAGCTCATATAGCGGTTCGGCCTGCGCACCAGCCTGGCCAGCGGATGCGCGTCCGGCAGCATCTTCGGCTCGTCGTGCTGGCCCGTGTAGGCCCGCAGCGGCGCCACCGCTGCCGTCTCCGCCTTGCGGGCGATGCACGAGTAGATGATCGCATTGCCTTGGTAGCCCTCGGCCGCATAGCCCGCCAGCGTCGCCTCCGTCCACTGCGGGTCCCCCTCCGCCCACATCGGCCACGTGTACGGCGACTCTACCTCGCGCGCCTTCGCCGCCGCTGGCACCCGCTCCAGACCGACCACGCCCGCCAGCACATCCAGCACGCTCATAAGTGCAGCTCCACGAACTCGGCCAACGCCGCCGGCGCCCGATCCAGCGCATACTCGAAGGCGTCTGATGCGTTCATGCCCGACCCTACCGCCGACCAGAACGCCCCGGCGAAGATCGCCGCGTCTCGATTGCTCACAGCCTCACGCATCGACACCACCGCCGGCACCACTCGCAGCAGGTCGGCCACCTGGTCGCCCTCGCACCCAGCCAGCACCATGATGTCCACGCCCGCCAGGTGCTGCGACAGCCACATGCCTGTCGCCACGCCATCGGCAAAGACCAGCCCCTGCGGCCCGCTATGCACCGCCAGGTGCAGCAGCTTCACCGGGTTGCCGGCCGCCCGATGGCGCTCCACCGTGCGCTCCAGGTTGGCCATGCTCACCGGCAGCAGCCGGCTGATGCGCAGCGACTGCACCCGTCGCAGTTGCGCCAGGTCCTCTTGTAGCATCTCATCCTCGCCCACGCCCACCAACAGCACCCGCCGCTGCGCCGCTGGGCTAGGCGTAGGCGCTGCGCCTTGCTCAAGCTGCCTGATGCGCTGGTTGAGTTGGTCGATTTCGTTCTGTTTTTCCACCAACATCCGTTGCAAACCCGTGATGTCGCGCTCCAGCATCGCAACCCGTTTTTCGAGTTGCTGTTCGCGCGTCAGCGCCGCCGCGTTTTTCTGCTGTCTGCGCTCGTCGTCATGCCGCTGGCGCCACACGGCAAACACCAGCGCCGCGCCGCCCAGCAGGATCGCCACAATCGAAAAAGGATCAACAGTCATCAGGCAACGCTATAATCTCGCCCAGCAGGGCGTACATAATAAGTAGGTCGATCATCAACGATGTCGTGGAGGTCGTGGCCGCCGCCAACGTAGCCCAGACCGCAAAGGCAAATAGCGCCACCAGCCGGCCCCTCAAGCGCCACCGCTGCTCTCCCAACGTCGCCATCAGTAGCACACCAGCTATCAGCGTCAACCAGCCGAACGCCTCCTGTGGCAGCAAATGCAGCGGGTACACAATCGCCGGCCCTGGCCAGCCAGGCAGCCGAGGCAGCGCCACCGCCAGCGTCAAGCAGGCCACCAAGCGCCGCACGTCCGGCCCGCGAAACGGTCGCAACAGATGCCATGCTTTAGCCTTCATCATTGCGCCCCGCCGCCAGCATCGCCAGCAGCGCACTCGCCAGCAGCACCGCCACCGCGTAGCCGAAGCCGATGGTGAACCACAGCCAGTCCGTCGCCGATCCCGTCCATTGCCGCTTCAGCGAGGCCATCACCACACCCGCCATCAGCCCAGCCACTGAGGCCAGTATCGCCTGCCAGCGCGTAAACGGCGCGTCTGCTAGTCTCACCAGCAGCCGCACCGTCTCGAAAGCCACCACCGCGGCAAACGTCGTCCACAGCCACGTCATCCTGAACGGTTGATACACATCCACAGCCACGTCGCCCATCCTATCCGTCCAATCCCGTCCGGCCCGTCCAAGCCAACAAAAAAGCCCGCGTCCGCATCCTCATGCGGACCACGGGCATCTAGTGCTCTGTGTGGTCTCCGACCCGGCGTCACGTCCTTCGCCGCCTGCTCAGCAGCCTGGGCCCTGCGCTCTCAAAAGTCGCTCGTTCGCTTTCATACTATCACAGTGAAAGCGCCTTGTCAAGCCTGAAATGCCTGAGCATAATGCGGGTTATTGCTCACCATCCAACTATTTCCACCACTTCATCGCCTTGTCAGCAAACAATCTGCAATCCGGTATGCTAACGTCACCGCCACGAAACGATTGACGATCCACAGCATGAAAATCTTTCGTCAGGCGTAATGCGTTTCCTGGTTGCCAAAGAATTTCTTGCTTCAATGTCTTCCAGTATCCCCCTGCCTCCTGAGCCTGGCCATCCGGGTCATACCAATCACGCGACTCCACGAACTTCTGCATCTTGCCGAAATGAACCGGTAAGAACACGTCAGCGCTCATCCAGTAATAGCACCTGCCAAAGTAAGCAGCATGAAGCCACCTCTCCCACGATCTAGGTCTGTACGTTTCTGACCCAGCATTCCAAAGCGCTGCCCACAGGACATATATTCCCATCGCCGCATAATTCAATGTGCGCTGACTGAGCGTTTCAACGTTCAATCCGCTCTGCTGTATTTCGATCGCTACAGGGAGGCCGTTGACCTCGCAGAACACGTCAGCGACAGAGCAACCGAAATCGCGCTCCATCTCCACATTGGACACGTTTGGCGAGCTTACCAAAGCATCATAGATTGCTTGTTTGGCAACAAGATGCGCCCTAGTTTCAGGATGCCCAAAGTGACAGGACAGCGTAGGCTTGTGTGCAAAATGAGGAATCACAATAGGCCCCTGTTTTAGAATGACAGCATTCTGACAACGAGGACAGACATACAGCGGGCCCGATTGCCTGGCTTTTGCTTCCGCTTCGATAGACTTGCACTTTTCAACGGTACATGCCAGGATTTTGATCCGGTCTGAAGTTCGTAGAGCTGTTAGCATGTCTCTAGATTACTCCATCAAATCCGACATGTCAATACCATCTTCCTCCTTTCCCCCCTCCCCCCATTCCACACTCACCGCACCGAAGAAGATCCCCCCGCTCCTGGTCTCCATCTCCTGGGCCAGGAACACATCCAGATCCACCAGCGCCTGCTGATCCCCGCGCGCAATCTCCAGCAGCCGCCGCTCCGCATCGATCCGACACAACAGCTTGCCACTCGCCGACCGTACATCCTGCCATTGTCCCATCATCGCAACCTCCGATCCGGCAATCACCCAATCAACCAGTCAACCCTGTCATGCTGAGGTCCGCCGAAGCATCCCCCATCACTTCGCCTTCCGCTTCCACGTCGCCGTGCTCGCCGCCGCAAACGTGCCGATCACCGCCCAGATCGCCGCCAGCCCCAGCAGCTCCCACGGCCCGACCTCCGGCCAGCGCCGCAGCACGACCACCCACGGCGCCAGCGCCACACTCACAAAACACACCAGCGCCACCACATTCCCAACCGACCAATACCTGTTGTCGTCCATGCCTCATCGCTCCTTGTCTACCAGTTTACCAATCTACCAGTTTACCAATCTACCAACCTACACAAAGATCCCGCTCCCGCCCGCATACCGCCGCCCCACCGTGGCCAGCGCGTACGCGTCCGACCGGTCGTCGTGCTCGCCCTCGGGCGCGCGCAACGTCGAGCCGTTGATGCTCGCCAGCTGCGTCCACGTGTCGAAGCTATGCAGGATCGTCGCCTGATCCCGGAATGCATCCGCCGTCTCGTTGTACAGCAGCGCCTTGCCCTGGCTGGTGCTGTGCCAGCCCTCCCGGCCGTCGAAGCCGCACACCCGCTGCAGGCCGCTGTGATCTCGCAGCCACAGCAGCACCGCATGGCCATGGTTGTTCCGCTCCACCATCAACGCCGCGTTGTTGTACCAGCGCCCGATCCGATCCGCATACCCGGCCAGCACGCTCGGCTCGAACTTGCCCGCCAGGCTGGCCACCTCCTCCCCCGTCGCCGCCTCCAGCACACACAGCGCGCTGTCGTCGCTCGTCGGGTTGCCCTCGGCTGGGTCCGCCCCGACCACGTAGCGCAGCCCCTCCGCCGGCAGCCGGTACACCACCAGCCCTGGGATCGCCGGCGCGCCCGCCGGCAGGTCGGCGAGGGGCTCCAGCTCCTCGTAGCACTGCTCCAGCCAGGCCGCAGCGATGCGCTTGTCCAGCGACCTGGGCGCCAGCGCCTGGCCATCCGTCGCCGGGTACTGCTCGTGGAGATCGTCCTCGCTGCCCGTCCGGCTCACGATGTCCACCCGCTGCGCCTCGTACCACGCCTGATCCCGCTGCGGCCGCACATTCCACGGCAGAAACACCGGCGCCCAGCCGTTCAGCCCCTTCCTCGCCGCCCGATAGATCGCCTTGAACTCGCTGTTCGGCCTGCTCTTATCCGTCCGGCTCAGCAGGATCATCCGCCCGCCGCCGTCGATCGTCGGCTTGACCGCCCGCATCAACGTGTTCAGGTTCGGCGCCAGGTCCGCCTCGTCCACCACCGCCAGCGTCGCCGTGTAGCTGTCGCCGGCCGTCGTCGGGAACGCCCTCGCGATGGAGCCGTTGGTCAACATCCACTCGTGCTTGTTATCGCTCACCACCCCATGCCCGCTGCGCACGTGCTCCGGCAGCCGCCGCCACATCCCCCCCAGCCGCTCGTCGCCCAGCAGGTACATCGCCTCGTCGTCTCGTTTGCTGAACAGCAGCACCGTCGCCGCCGGCCGAAACAGCATCAGCCACAGCGCATAGCTCAGCACCAACCAGGTCAGGCCGAGCTGGCGCGCCTTCAGGATCACCGTCAATCGGTGCTCGTGCATCGTCCGCAACGTCTCCCGCTGCGCCGGCCACAGGGCGAACGGCAGCCACACCCGATCCGTCGCGTCGTAGATCTGGCAATGCCGCTCCACAAACAGCCCCGGCGAGAAAAAGCATTCGTCCACGTCCCGCAGCTCCGCGTCAGTCACCCTGCGCCACTCCATCGATCTCTAGCCGATACTGAGCAGCCTCCTCCCAGCCGCTGACATCCATGCCCCGATCAATCAGCCGCACCCAGTAGCCTGGGATCGAGCCGTAGGCAAAGCGTCTGCGGAAGTCCTCGACGTGCATCTTGCCGACCTTGCCGTCGTGCGGAAGCTGGCAAGGTGGATTGATCTCCATGAACACGACGCTACCGGCATCGCGCCTAAGCACGACGACGTAGAACGCATACATCTCCGTGAACCTATCCCCCGGCTGGGGATCAGCCATCGCCGCCGCCGTCGCAGCTTTGTCATTGTCGGGAAAGTTGATCATTGCTCCTCTGCCTCCAGCGCTCTTTGCATCGCGGCAATCCGCTCTGCCGCTGTGATCGTCGCCACCTGCACCTCGCCGCCCAGGATCACCCCGGTTTTGGGCGAGTACTGCCCCGTCAGCTCCAAAAACAGCCTTCGATCCTGAAACGTCTTCGGGTCCGGCGTGCTCGCCAGCGTCGCCAGCGCCTGGTACACACTGGCCACGTGCTCCATCAGCAGCAGCCGCGGCAGCTCACTGATGCGCCGCTCGATCTCCGGATCCCGATAGCGCCACTCCCGCATCGTCGAGGTGGCCACCCCCAGCCGCCTGGCCAGCCCGCCCAGCGTCTTCGGGTCCCGCTCCTCCTTCGGCGTGCAGCACCAGGCGATGTACAGCGCCCGCCGCCAATCCCAGCGTCGCTTCCCCTCCTCGTCCCGCTCATCCAGCAGCGCATCATAGATCTCCAGCCACGCCGGCGGCGCCTCATCCCGCCCCTGCAACCCCGCCAGGTGCTGGTCAAGCTCCCGCTTCTTTAGCCGGCTGACATCCTGGCCAGGCGCTGCCGGCGGCGCCGTAAACCCCCGCGGGCCCTCAAGCGGCTCGGGCCGGTCTCCTGACCGTGCCCGCTCCTCCAATCGGTCGATCAGGCCAATCACCCGCACCAGCTCACGCCGCGCAGAAGCATCCCCCGCCTCGGCGTCCCGATGCAGTCCCAGTAGTTGCCCCTTCAGCAGTTGCAGGTTCAGATTTTCAGCCATGAAAGGTTAGCCATAATGTCACTTATTGCACCAACTCCCACCCGTCGCTTAACCCGTCCGCCTTCTTCTCCTCATTGCTTGCCTTCAGCCTGGCAAGCTCAGTCTCCAATTCGTCGATGCGCTCATTAGCGAACATCAGCAGTTGCGCCATACCGATAGTCGTCATCTGGACAGCGTGCAACTGATTACGCAGCCGTTCCTCGGTTGTCATCTTGTTTGTCATGTTTCTTCTCCTTTCTCCACCAGCACCGGCATCTTCCCCGTCATCACGTGCCAGCGCTCCAAGCAAACTGCAACGTAGGATGCCTCGATCTCGATACAGCGCGCACGCCGGCCGAGGTTCTCAGCAGCAATCAGTGTCGTACCCGAACCTAAGAACGGTTCGACGATGATCTGCCCGATGTCACTGAACGCACGCAGTAGAACCTCGAATAGCTGTCGCGGTTTTGGAGTAGGATGCAGCTTGTTCCCGTCCTCATCGGCCACATCCTTCTGCACACCAACGGGAATGGTAAACACGTCCTGTTTGATCGACTTTCTGACTTTCCCGTACACCAAAGCCCCGCCCCATTCCGTCTCTACATCCTCCTCCTCGTTGGCGTAGAATAGAATAGGCTCCCATGCCTGATAGCCCCGCAATGGGGAATGGCTCATACTGTTCCGCCTTACCCAGATGCACATCCACCGAGGAGGAAACAACGTAAGCCAGGATCGCAGCGTGCCTAAATAGAAACCAGCACCCGGCGTTACTACCTTGACCGGCACTGCCTTGTAAGTCTCGAACCACTTGCGGATAAATGCCTCGTTCTGCTCCAACGTCTTGCGGTCATTGGTTCCCGCGCCGTACTCAATCCCCACGTTGTAAGGCGGATCAGTCAGCAGCAGATCGCCGACCTCCCCGCCCATCACCCGCGCCACCACCTCACGATCCGTGCAATCGCCGCACACTAAGCGATGCTCACCAAGCGCCCAGAGCTGGCCCGCCTCCACGCCCCACTTGGCTTGCAACTCGCTGGCCTTGTCCACCTGCGGCCCTGGGTCTTCGCCAGCCTGCGTCTCCAGCGTCGCCAGCAATTCGCGCAGCCGCTCCTCCGACCCCGCTGCCAGCGCCGCCAGCTCCCGATCCACGTCCGCCAGGCTCGCCGCCAACGCAGCCAGCGCCGCCTCGTCGGGGTCTGCCAGCCGCGCCAGCTCGTTGTCGGCGCCAACGAAGGCCGTCGCCTGCGCCTCCGTCCACTCCTCGCTCGTGTCGCTGGCCAGCAACGTCTTCCAGCCCAGCCGCTTCGCCGCCTCCGCCAGGCCGTGGCCAGCAATGATGTACGTAGGTTGAGTAGGCGTCTGCGCCGTATCGAAACCCGCCCGCCAGATCACAATCGGCTTGGGCTGCCCGAACGTCTCCAGGCTCTGCATCAGCCGCTTGATCTGGTCTTCGCTGTGCTTGTTGTAGTTCTGCGGATGCGGCCGCAACTCCGCCAGCCGCGCGTCGATCAGTTTCCCAGTCATCTAGTCACCTAATCACCCAATGATCCGGTCTCCAAATCGCCAAAATCGCCAAAATCGCACCTTACCCTTACGCGCCACTCCGCCGCAGCGCTCAAGTCGCTGTGGCTATACGCAATAAGCCAGCGAGAGGCCTTGAACCTCCAACCTGCCGCTTACGAAGCGGCCGCTCTACCCGTTGAGCTACGCCGGCGCACAATCACCCAGTCACCTAATCACCCAATTATTCCTCCCCCACTCTCTCCAAATACGCCACATACACCCACCCCCTCACC